GGGGTGCTGACAACGTCGTCGGCTTTGTCTCCGCTGCGGGATCGCATGAGCTGACCAATGACAGGCGCATGCGGGCGGGCAAAGAAAAGGCGGCTGTGCTTGATCGGGTGGGGGCGCATAACCGCCGCTTACTCGAAATGCTTATCGCGCCGGTCGAAACCGTCCCGACATGGGGCGCGGCTGTTTGGTTGGTGTTTCGTGAAAAGGACGCACACGCCACAGCGGCTCTTGTGCGCGCCGCCGTAAGCGATTTAGGCCTGTCGTTCGCCTTGTTCGATAGTGCGCCAAGGGGGGGTTGACGCCGTGGCACGAATCAGCTAGCCAATCCCTAGGCGCGCGGATTGCGCACCGAACAATCATGACATTAGTAGGGCGCTTCGCGCCGCGAGATAGTCATAGAATAGATCCTGCCAGCGCCTCTGATGCAAGCGCCCAGGAGAAGTAGCCAAGGATCGCCACTGCATAGCAAGCGGCCTTGGACAGACAGAGCCCCGCGACAGCCGAAGGGTCCTCGCGGGGTTTCGCTTTTAAGTCACGGCTCTGCGCAAGCATCCGTTTAGGCAGGACAGGCTAGGCTTTACTGGTCTGTCCCGATCAATCATCATCGGCCCTTGACTGGGCCTGAACCAATACGAGCCGGGCTAGGGCAGAACGCTCTTTTTCGAACAGCCCGGTTCGTTTCCCATGAGGTGCTAGATGGCCAATTTCGGGTCTTTACGAATTGACGATCTGCCGATTCACGATCCGCATGACCTTTTCCAGTTCTGCGGCTGGGGCGTTTCGCTGAGCCGTGAATTGGTTGATGGCGAGTGGCGCGTTGTGGCGTCAAGTCCATTTAAGCTGGGGCGCGGCAAAAGCGTAGCGGAGGCGATGGCCGCAATAAGCCCGTTTGTTTCGGTTCAAGAATACGACTTCGCCATGAGGTGCTAGATGGCTAAGGCTAGGGGTAGGGGTAGGGCTGCGCCTGTCACAAATCCTAATGAGAAAAAACTAGCAAACCTGAGGCCGTTTCAGCCGGGCCAGGTAGGGAACCCTGTTGGCAGACCCAAGGGCTCGCGTAACAAGCTCGGTGAGGCTTTTCTTGAGGCCATGCATGATGATTTCAGCGCTCATGGCATTGATGCCATTATCAAGGTTCGTAGTGAGAGGCCCGATCAATATTTAAAGGTTATCGCTTCGATCTTGCCGAAGGAGCTGAACGTCAACGTAAACGAAACGGATGCGATGACTGATGACGAGCTTATTAACCGCCTCCGGCGACTTGATGAGACCATCCGACCTTTCCTTGCTCTTACGGGAGAGGCTGGCACTGACGGAAGCGATAGAGAGGCGACAGCGCACTAACCGGCTGCGGTTTTATCGGCCCTATGCCAAACAGCGCGAGTTTCACGCGGCTGGGCTAGACCATCGCGAGCGGCTTTTGATGGCAGGCAATCAGCTCGGCAAGACCTATTGCGGGGCGGCTGAGGCGGCCATGCACCTGACGGGCCAATATCCGGATTGGTGGGCCGGGCGGCGCTGGGATCGCCCGGTGCGCGCTTGGGCGGGGTCAAAGACTGGCGAAGTCACACGCGACGGTGTCCAGCGCTATCTGATCGGTGAGCCCAAAGACGAAAGCCAATGGGGCACGGGCATGGTGCCGGGCGATGCGCTTTTGGATTGGTCCAGGCGGCAAGGTGTGGCGGATTCGCTGGATAGCGCCATTGTTCGCCATGCGAGCGGCGGCACGTCAACGGTTGGCTTTAAGAGCTATGATCAAGGCCGACAGAAATGGCAGTCTGAAACGTTGGATTTCGTCTGGTTTGATGAAGAGCCTCCGATGGACATCTATATGGAAGGCCTGACCCGGACCAATGCGACGGGCGGAATGACCTTTATTACGTTTACGCCCCTGCTCGGGATGTCTGAGGTGGTTTCGATGTTCTTGGAGGCCGTGTGAGCCGCTCGGTGACGTCGATGACCATCGATGATGCTGAGCATTACACGCCAGAGCAAAAAGCGGCGATTATTGCCAGCTATCCAGCGCACGAGCGTGAGGCGCGGGTTAAGGGCATACCGTCAATGGGGTCTGGCCGGGTGTTTCCGGTTACAGAGGAACTGATCACGGTCGAGCCGTTTTCGTTGCCTGCCCATTGGCCGCAAATCGTCGGTATTGATTTTGGCTGGGACCACCCTTTCGCGGCTATCCGCTTAGCGTGGGATCGGGATCAGGACGCGGTTTACGTGGTTGGCGAGTACGCGCAGCGCGAATCCACGCCGGTCATTCATGCTGCTGCGATTAGGCCTTGGGGTAGGTGGCTTCCAATTGCTTGGCCGCATGATGGTCTGCAGCATGACAAGGGTTCGGGCGAGCAGCTGGCGGACCAGTACCGGGGCCACGGCCTAAACATGCTGAACGAGCGCGCAACCTTTGACGATGGATCGTCTGGGGTCGAGGCGGGCATTATGGACATGCTCGATCGGATGCAGACCGGGCGCTGGAAAGTGTTTTCCACCTGCGGCGGGTGGCTGCAAGAGTTCAGGCTCTATCATCGAAAAGACGGACTAATCGTGAAGGAGCGGGACGATCGAATATCGGCCTCCCGCTACGGCTTGATGATGCTTCGCAAGGCCAAGATTCCGGCTAGTGGCCAGAGCAATCTTCGGCCCCTCAATATCCCAAACTACGGGGCTTAATTTATGGCGGCACTGCGATCAAAGGACGAGCTCTTAAAGCTGGTCCTGAGCGAAGCTGCGCGCGCTATCGGCTATACGAACAATGCGCAGCTGATTGAAGATCGGACGCGGGCGCTCGAATACTACAAGGGCGATATGCGCGATTTGGTGGTCATGAAGAACCGCTCCGATGCTGTCTCCTATGATGTTCGCGACGGTATCCAAGCTGTATTGCCTGATCTGGTCGAGATATTTGCTGGCTCTGAGGATGTCGCCACGTTTAGGCCTTCATCGGCTGAGGACGAAGAGGCCGCTAAGCAGGAAACCGATTACGTTCTGCACACGATTTTCGAACAGAACGACGGCTGGAGCCTGTTTGTCACCTGGATTTTGGACGCCTTGCAGGCCAAGAACGGGGTGGTTCGCTATTGGGCCGAAGAGGGTGAGCCTGCTGAGGATCAGACCCTAGCGGGTAAGACGGCGGCAGAGATCCAGATGGCGCTGGATTCTGGCGCTGAGCTGGTGAGCATCAAGGCTTGCGAAGAATATGAGGAGCCATACGGTGCGCCGTCTGAGCCGCTTTGGGATGCGGTTATTCGAGGTGAGCCTGAGGATGGGCGGGTCTGTATTGCCAATGTTCCGCCTGAGGATGTCGCTGTGGCGGCGGATACAATTAGCCTGCGTGATGCGACCTATGTTTCGGTGCGCAGTCGTCCGCGTGTTCAGGACCTTGTGGCGTCTGGTATACCGAAGGACCTACTGGACAAGGTGCCGTCGTGGGGCGGGTATTCGTCACAGGAATCGCTAGCCCGGGACACGGTGGCGGAAACGGCGCTATCCAAGCGGTCCACCGATGACATGCTGCGGCAGATCGAGGTCTATGAGCACTATATTCGGCTAAAGAGTGGCCGTAAATCTGAGCTCTGGTGCGTGACCACAGCGGGCCGCGAGACAGGCGCAGCCCTGCTTCGGCATGAGAAGGTTAGCCAGATTGGCTTGGCTGCGATCACGCCTTACCGTGTGCCGCACCGCTTTTTTGGTCAGTCGCTGGCTGATTTCTTGGTCGATATTCAGCGGCTCAAATCACAGTTTCAGCGGATGCAGGTCGATAGCGGCCTATTTGCCCTCAATCAGCGCCATGTCGTGAATATCGACCGCTTGGCGGAGGGTGTTGGCCTAGACGATTATTTGAACAATCAGCCGGGCGTCCCTATTCGGGTTACGGATGATAATGCGGTTGTGCCCTTGGCCTCGGCTGGGCTGAGCTTTGATCCGTTGCAGAGCCTGGAATATTTCAGCACGGTTGCCGAAGAGCGGACTGGGATTGTGAGGGCCTCGCAAGGGCTTAATCC